ACAATGTCGAGGAAGCATTGCTGAAGTACACTATAACTGACGGCATTCACGGTACTGCTGAGATTCTTCTGAAATCAAACTATGAAGGGTACAGCGTATATGGCATTGAAGGAGATAGCCTTATGGAAAAGAATGCCATTGCTGATATGGATATGTGGAAAGAACAATTGTCTGAGATACACAAGGGTAAGACAACTGAGGCAATTGCCATAATCAAACAATACCTGCAAGAAGAAGACCCTGATGAGAAGGGCATACACGTTAAGGATATATTTGAGTACATAGTGAAGAGAGATTCGGAATTGACTGAATCTATGTTTGAGAACAACCCAAGGAAACTAAAGAATTTCATGAATGACCACGATGCGTTCATACCACTAGGCAGTCAAAAATTCACTGCTAACTCCAAGATAATCATAAAAGACAAGGAAGAAGATGATAGCAAATATGGTAAGTTTCAACTATATACTAGGAAGGACAATAATATAGATTTTATAATTAATTATAAGAATGAGACATTTGCTTGGACTATTGATATAGATAATTCAAAAGATATTTACAACTTATTTGGTAAGTCTGGTAAATATCCAGCAGAAGTTTCTAGAGGAATACAAAAAGATAAACTCTTAGATAGTGGCAAAATACTCATGGGAGTTCAAAAGCATGGTTATCATGAGTATAAATTAGAAGGCGATAAATTTGAGACTAGATTGCATTTGAGAGTCATACCTGTTAAAAAGCAAGATACATGGCTTGCTTGGACTGGAATCAAACAAAAGATGCTACAAAGGTCAGATGACGAAGGTATATGGGATATTAGTGAAGATAGGTATAAAAAATTAACCATGCAAATAAAGTAATAACGCTCACTTGATATAGTAAAAGTAGGAAGTGTCCCTGTGTCCGAGTCAATATTGTTGAAATCTGGAGATGATAATGAATTTAATATTCTAAAGTCAGATGATTTAATCATAGGTGGATATGCTTCAATAGAAATAGTAGACAAGCAAAATGATTTAATTACACTAAAGGCATTAGAAAAAGCAGTAATAAAATACATGAAAGATGAAAAATACAGAAATGTAATGTCAAACCATTCAAATGTTCAAGTAGGAGATGTAATAGAAAAATATAGAGATAAAAATGGTAATCTCCATAGAACACAAGTAGATGATGTAGGGTTTTATGTTGTTATTAAATTAAGAGATGACATAGAAAAAGCAAAAGAAATATCAAGAGGTATTAGAAAAGGAACATTGCGTTCATTTAGTATAGGTGGTCAAGCCTTAAGTAAAAGAAAAAAGTCTAATGAAGAATTAGGTGAATATAACGAAATTGACGAATTAGAACTCCATGAAGTAACAATTTGTGAGAAAGGGATAAATCCAGAAGCAAAGTTTGACATTCTAAAAGAGGAGAAAGATAAAATGAGTGAAAAGTTGGAAAAAGCACTTGAGGAGTTAAACGGTCTTATGACTAAGTTAAGCGACTTCAAGAAAGAAGAGTCCGACATGGGCGACGAAGAGAAGATGTCCATGAAGGAGAAAGATGAGGAAAAAATGTCTATGGACGACGACAAAGAAAAAATGGGCTATGAGTCTATGGATTCTGATGAAGAAGACCTTGAAATGGCAGATAAAGACCTCGAAATGGCAGAAATGCCAGATGATATGGAAAGAAAAGGAAGAACCGGACCTGAAGGGTTTGTTGAGAATGCTGGCGCAGGTACAGAAACACAAGGCAAAAAGCACGAACAAGCAGGTCAGTTAGGTTCTCTCTACAAGGAGTGGTCAGATGATGAATTTGCTACTCTAGACCTTTCCTCGGAAAACGTAGAGAAAGCATACGCGGCTTTCAAAGCAGAGCAGTTGGAGAAGATGGCTTA